GCGCGACTGAGCCAGCGTGATCTGCACGCCGCGGCGCGTGAGCGGCCCGAAGTCGCCGTCAATGATGCCCGCGTAGCGCTCGGGACCACCGAACTTGTTGTTGCGGTTCGCCAGCGCGCGCTGCACACGCTCGCCCAGCTCGCCCGAGGGCTCCCACCACGACCAATCCGCACCCTCGTTCGTGGCGGGCTTGATTGCCACCGCAGGAGCGAGCGTCGCCGCCCACTTTGCCAGCGCGATCGAGGTGTACTCGGCCGGGTAGCCGTCGACGTCCCCGAGGTAGCCGAACTTCTTGGCGAGAGTCTGGAGGGCCTTGCCGTAGATCGGGCCAGGGATGCCGTCGACGACGTAGCTCGACCTGAGGTAGCCGTAGTCCTTCAGCCACTGCTGAAGGGCCGAGACGGTCATGTTTCCGGCGATGCCATCCTGGTCGCCACGGTAGCGACCGAGGCGCGCGAGGCCTCGCTGGATCGCCAGCACAGCCGCGGCGGTCAGGCCCCACTGATAGTTGATCGAGTGGTCGATCGGCTTCGGTGCAGGCTTCGGCGGGCTCGGCGGCAGGCCGTCGCTCAGCAGCTCCAGCGAGCGCGCCGTGAGCGCGTCGAGCTGCAGGCCACCGGGGCAGGCCGTGGGGTACGAGGCGCGGAACAGCTCGTACAGCTCGCGGTGACCGAGGTGGTTCTTGCGCCGCTCCAGCCGGAAGCCGTGGCGCTTCATGATGTCGGCGTTCAGGCGCGCGGTCGCCTCGAACGCGGCTCGCGAGATCGTCCAGCCCGGGGCAGCCGTCTCGTTCTCGATCTCCTTCGTGATCGTCTGACGGTCCCAGGCCGCGCCACGACCGCCGTCAGAGGTCGAGCCGGAGGTCCACGCGCGGTCCTCCTCGTCGACGATGCCCCAGATCTCACCCTCGTTCGTGATGATGTAGTTCGAGGAGACGGTCCGGGTGCGGTTGACCATCATGTCCTTGACGGCCACGGCGTTGAGCGACGCCATGTGGTGCTCAAGGCACCCCTGCACGGCGACGCCGTTGCGCGGCGAGCGTTGCGTCGAGGGGAAGGTCCTAGTGACTAGGGAACTGAATGACATGACGAGGCTCCTTCTGGTTGGGGGTCAATCGGACACGAGCAGAGGGCCCATGTAGCGCACCAGGAACTCCCCGCGGATGCCGGTGCTGCCTCCGGAGTGCACGTTCAGCGTTCCGGACTGGACGTAGAGGTCGAACTGCCGCCCCGCAGGGGCTGGGAACTCCGCCTCGGCGTGAGCAAGCGTGAAAAGAGTGCTGTTGAGAGGGGTTGCCACGCCGTCGACGTGACGCTCGTAGGCGTTCGCGTTGAGCTGCCGCAGATGGAAGTTGCTCGTCCCGGTCCCCGTCTGCTGAACCGTCTGGGCGCGCACTAGGTATCGACCGGCCCGGGGGACCGTGATTCTGCCGTCGGCGTCGGTGTAGGTGAACCACGCCGAGCCGCCGTTGCGGTCGTTCCGCAGCCCGGCCCACGACCTGATCGGGTTGTTGGGCGTGGCTGCGAAGGTGGTCCCTGGCTCGAGTCTGATGTACGGGCCAAGGCCGACCGGGTACCAGCCAGGCGCTGTGCCCGCGACGAGACCTTTGGCCGTGAGGCCCGCCGTCCCCGTCGTGGCGTAGTACGACTCCCACCACCCCAGGTCCGTGTTGAACCACACGACCTTCTCGTTAGCAAGCGCGGCCCGCTCAGCGTCGTTCGCGGGTACCCAGAACGCCTGGTTCCGCTCCGCGGTTGTCCCTCGCGGCTCCTTGTTGCCGCTGGACCTGCGATCGAGGCGCGAGAGCCTCTTGTCCACCTCGCGCATCCACCCCTGCATGTCAGTGGGGGGCGTGGGGCCGCTCACGCTTCGGGCTCCGGGTCCGCGTCGGATGCCGGGTACAGAGTCACTTGGATGTCCTCTCCCTGAGCCGTCTCGATCACCTTGACGGTCTGGAGCTTCTGCATCTGAGAGATCTCGACGAGGTTGATGTTAGCCCGGAGTGGAACGTAGACACCCGGCACCAGATCTGACATCTGCAGTGCGCCGTCCATGTTGAGGCTCGAGCCATCCGGGATGCGCACCTGCAGGGGCACCGGGTTGCGGCCAGCAAGGTTGCGCTGCGCCTGGCTGACCAGTTCCGCATCCGTGGGCGCGGCGCTCGCGTCCTCGTCGTAGGGACTCTCCAACCGTTCCCACTCGCCGTAGTAGGGATCGACAGCGCCAGCCACTCCGAACCGGCCCTGCCCGTCGGTCACGGCTGCGATCGTCCCCAACTCCATCGCGTAGATCGAGACGTACATCTCGCCCAGGAAGTCCTTCTCCGTGACAGTGGGCGTATACCCAAGCGCGGGCTTCGAGGTGTCCCACAGCAGGATTGACCGGCCGAGCACCGTGTAGTCGATGCCACCCTTGGCCGCGAGGTCGTCGATGTGGTCGAAGACGGTCATCTGATAGGGCAGCGTGACGCGCGAGACCTTGGCGTCGGTCGGCGTCTGGTAGTCGCGGATGTGCGGCACGATGTTGACCGGCGGGTCGAGCGCCTCCTTGCGTGCCAGCTCGGCGACGAGGATGTCCTTGGCGCGCTGCACCGCGAAGGCGATGTTCGGGAACGAGTTGTCGTACCCTGCCCGCATGATGGTTCGAGAGACGTAGAGCATCACGTCGCGGGCCATGATCTCCACGCGCTCTCGAGTGAAGGTGACGAGCGAGATCGGCCCCTCCCACACCCTCTCCTGACCGCGCCAGATGCACAGCTCGTAGCGCCCGGTCGCGCCTGCCAGCGACGCCAAGAAGTCGGCCTGCGCCGAGTCGCGGTTCGCGCCGACCTTGACGATCGCCTGGCTCATGTCGTCGCGGACGCGGGTCCATTCGATCGACTCGATGTTGACGAGCTGCTCGATGCGCTTCTTCCCGCCCCTCTCCATGACCCAAGCCGTGTGCTTCTCGATCGAGGGAATCGACATGTCTGGACCCTACTCTCGACGGTTCACGACGAGGCCGATCTCGAGGTTGTCGATCGACTCGGTGGGCGGGATGTCGATGGCCACGACGTACTGGATGCCGCAGCTCAGCTCGGGCCACTCCATCGGAGCGCCGTCGGTGCCGTAGAGCAGCTGGTTCGCGGGCACCGGGGGCGCACCGGCCACCGTCACCCATGCCTCCTCCGAGACGCCCGAGACCGTCAGGGTGGAGTTCGCGGGCAGGTAGCTGATGAGGAACTCGCCGCAGTAGTTCGTCGGGTCCACGTCCTCGGGAGCCAGGTCGAACGGGTTGGCGAAGAACCGCACGCGCACCTGACGGATGGCCTCGGTCTTCGTGGACAGCTCGAAGGTCGGGACCGTCTCAGCCCACACTGCCACGTTCCCGGCGGGGATGGTGGCGTAGTACCGCAGCCAGTCGTTCACGTCCTGGATCGCGAAGTCCGGGATCGACGGCGGGCGCGGCGGCGTCGGGGTGGCCGGAAGGTCAGGGTCGACCAGCGCGGTCGTCGAGACCGGGGTCACCACGCGCGAGGATGCGCTGAGGCCCGTCGTGCCGAGCCAGGCGTAGGTGTACGTAGCGGTGTCGGTCGTGGAGCCGTCGAAGTACGGGTAGGCCGTGATGCCGTAGTTCGCGATCACGCCATCCACCACCAGCGAGCTACCGATCGACCAGTTCGCAGAGCCCGTGCCGGTCACCGCCACGATCCTGATGCGGGCGATGGTCGCGGTCGCCGGGGCCACCTGGTCGAACAGCTGATGCGAGAGCGGCTGCGATGCTGTGTGCGCCTGCGACGACGCCCCGACCGTCGAGATGGTCGCGCTCGCTGTGCGCCACTCGATCTGGAGCTGCAGGCGCTGGGCAATGCTGGGCCGCACGAAGTTGGCCTGGAAGGAGTAGCGGCCACCGCCCATCACGGGCACGTCCGTGTAGAGCCCGCCACTGACGGCGGTTGTCGCCGTCGTCCACTGGACTCGGATGCCCTTGGTGCCGTACGGGGTCGTCAGAGTCGGGTTGTCGAGCGCTGGGATCGCGCCGCCCGTCCCTGCGATGCCGGTCCAGTTCGCGGCCGAGACCTCGCCCGACGGGTTGGTCACCAGGTTGATCGCCGCGTCCTGGAAGACCGCCGGGGTCTGCCCGCTGGAGACGTTGATCGACTCGGCGAGCGTGCTGATCGCGTGCGGGTTCGAGGCCGTGAGGACGAAGTCGACCTCGGTCGCCGCGCCGACCTCGAGGTTCAGGTCACGGATGCGCTGGACGCCCGTGGTCGCGGTCACGCCGTGGTAGGTCCGGTCGACGAGGTCGATCTGCAGCTCCGGCGGGATCTCCCCCTTGCCCGAGTAGGCCAGCCGAACGTCATCCAGCTCCCCCTCGACCACCGAGAGGAAGGGCCGGAAGTTCTCGTTGCGCTCGATCGCGGTCGTCCCGAGCCAGGTCATACGCGAGATCGAGCCGTTGGCCGAGCCCACCCAGACGACTTCATAGTCACTAGGAGCCGGGCTGGAGCCGTCGAAGTAGTCGTTCACACTCTCCGCGGCCTCGAGCATGACCTGGTCGATCTCGAAGTAGCCGGTGGTCGAGGTGAAGCGCACGCGGGCCTTGCGGCCGAAGCTGCCACCGAGCGCGTAGCGCTCCCAGCTCATGCCCGGTGTGACCGTGAGGTTGCCCAGCACGTCGTCCTGCGGCGAGAGCACCGTCACTGTGACGGTCGGGGCGGTCTCCGGGGCCCGCATGTCGAAGCTGAGCACGAAGGGGCCGAAGGGCGCGTCGGTCGTCGCCGACTCGACCTGGATGGTCGTGTAGTTGCCGATCGACTCCTGCGAGAAGCCGCTGAACCCGCCGACGAAGTGGTACGAGTAGTCGTCGCCGGGACTGTCGAACGAGGAGCCGTCGAAGTACGGGCCGTTGTAGGTCCCCGTCGCGAGCAGCGCCCTGTCGACCTCGATGATGTCGCCGGGCTGGTGACCCGCATTGGCCTCGAGTAGGAAGCCGGTCTGCCCTGATGTTCCACTGCCCGCAGCGATCGTGAGGCGCGGCTCGAACCAGTTGCCCACCGTCAGGCTGAGGTTCGCGTCGAGCGCGTTCAGGATGCGCTGGCGCACCGTCGTGGTCCGGGTGAGCGCGCGGAGGCGCGAGAGCAGCGTGTAGGTCTCGCCCGTCGTCAGCGTGATGCCAGGCTGGAGCAGGATGCCGATCGCGCCCACGGTCTCCAGGATGAAGCGGGCGACGGTCGTGCCGTCCGACAGGAACGCGGAGTAGACCCGCGCCTGGCTCACCGTCGTGACGATGTCCTTGGGCCGCGGAGCCCGCGCGAGCGCCGTGCTGGCGTGGGGCGTGCCGCTCCACGAGTAGATCATGTCGTTGCCGGGCTGGGTGTCGCCGTCGAAGTAGCCCATCGGCGCACCCTGGCGGAAGACCGCGATCTGGTCGATCCAAATGTCTCCATTGCCAGCAGATGCGCCGTTGTACGCACGGAGGGTCAGCTCGGTGCGCCCGGCCGGAACTGTCACATTGAGAGTCAGCTGCGCCGTGCCGCTGGCGTTGGCCTTGGCACTGCTATAGAAGACCTCCGTGCCCTGGAAGAAGCGGGCCCCGATCTTGCGAGCCTCGGCATTCAGGGTTCCCGTCTGCGCGGCGGACTGGCGCATGGTCACGGAGATCGTGTAGCTGATCCCGGGCTCGACGGTGATTGCACCAGAGATGTCCACGAACGATGAGTTGTCCGATGCGACGGGGATGATGCGCAGCGACTTGCCGCCCGTGTTAAGTGACCACTCCTGTGACATCACCGCGACGGACGAGTAGGGCGTCATCGCCCCTCCGGGACCGATCCTCTGGGTGCTGATGCCGCGCTGAACGCTGGTGCTGAGGTTCGTCGTGCCGGTCCACGCGTAGTGGAAGTCGCCGAGCGCCGGGGTCGAGCCGTCGAAGTAGTCGGACAGGATCGGCGACCGCTCCAGCAAGAGAGCGTCGATGAGGATGACGTGGGCCCCGGCGGTCTGGTTGCGCACGATGACGTTGGCCCGCTCCCCAGTCGCTCCGAAGGTGCGGGAGATGCTGATCCGCTGCCACGATCCGGTCATGGTGACGTTGCCACCAGCAGTGTCGGCAATGGTGCCGCCGAGAATGTCCTGCTCCCGGATCGAGATGTTCGCCAGCTTGCCCGCCTCACCCTTGACCCAGGCGGACGCGGTGTAGGTCACCGAGGGGGTCAGGCCAGTGATAGCACTGACGAACGCACCCTCGCCCGCCGCGGCGGTGGTGAGCTGGTAGCACGCCGTGCCCACGTAAGCGTCGGTCGTGATGCGAGCGCCCGTCCCCGAGCTTGCCCAGTTCGAGACGTCAGTCTCGACGCTCGGGTTCGGCATGAGGTTCGTGCGGGTGGTGATCGTGGCTGCTTTCGCGGTGCTGGCCGAAGCGTGCGCCGTTCCCGTCCAGCCGTAGTCGAAGCCGAGTGCGTCTGTCGTGGAGCCGTCGAAGTAGTCGCGGAGTTGGTCGGTCTGCTCGATGAGGACGCCATCAATGTCGACGACGTCGCCCGCCTGCATGAAGTTGCCGGTAGCGTTGGCCCGAACTCTAAAGGTGACCCTGTTCGCGTTCGCGAACATGCTGTTATCAGAGAAGGAGAGCCTCGTCCAGACATTCGGAACAAGAGTGACGCCCGATGTGCCGCCACTCACGAGGAGCGAAGCTCCGTTGTAAGCGGCGTAGCCGGGGCTTAGCGTCACGGCCCTGTTCGCGCGAACCCAGGCCGACATTCTGTAGGGAGCCCCGGGAATCACTCCGGCGGTGACTCCTGTGTCGAACTCGATATACGCCGTCGAAGAAGTCTGAGAGGCCGTCCACGTTCCTCGGGCGAATGCAGAGCCGAAAAGACCGCCCGTGGCTACGCGGGTTAGCGTCGCCGCGCCGCCGCCGCCCGCGTTGATGGCGATGTTCGTGAGGTCCACCTCGGCCGAGGGGTTCAGTGCCAGGTTGGTGCGCACGATGGCGGTGCCCGACTGCGCCGCCTCGAAGGACGGGTTCGTCACGAGGTTCTCGTAGGTCGTGTAGAGCTGCGCACGGCGCGTCGATGTGCTGGCGTGCGCGGTGCCGGTCCAGGCGTCGGTGTACCCGTTCGCGCTCGTCGAGCCATCGAAGTAGGGCAGGGTGACAGTACCCTCGCAGATCAGCACGCCATCCCAGTAGACGGTCGTGGGGTCGGTCGAGGAGCCGTTGCCGCCGAGGCGGACGATGACGTTGCTCACGTTCGTCGGGACCGTGAAGGTGTGGCTCAGGCGGTAGGTGCCAGCGATGTTCGGGGCCTGGGAGCCGTTGGTGTAGACCGAGGTGGTGCCACCATCTGTGGAGATGAAGCTGCTGATGCGACGCAACTGGTCGCTGCCAGAAAGAGAGGTTGCCGCGACGGGGATGTGCAGAGACGCGGAGACCGTGTAGGTCTTGCCGGGCAGGAAGACCTGTGTTCCCGTCGCGAACTGCGAGAACAGGTTGTAGGCCGGGTTCACCGTGCTTCCTGCGCCCCAGGCGATAGCCAGCGAACGACTCGGAGAGCCGAATGCGGACCAGCTCTGCGACTGATAGGGAATGGAGCCACCCGAGACACCGCCACCCGTGGCGTGTGCGATGGCGGGGGCGAGCTGGGTGCTGGCGCTCGCATTCGCCGTGCCCGACCATGCGTAGGTGAAGTCGCCAGCGGCGGGGGTGGAGCCGTCGAAGTAGGCCGTGGCGGTCGGCCCCGACTCGAACATCAGGGAGTCAACGTAGAAGACGTGAGGCACAGCGTTCACGTTTCTCACGACAATGTCCGCGGTGACAGTGGATGCTGGCATGGTCCTGCTGACCGTAAGCCGCTCCCACCCTCCGCTTGCCGAGACGATGGGGCCGGTCTCTCGCGTGGAGCCGATGACAGCCCCCGCCCCATCGAGAGCGCCAAGTTCAATGCGAAGCGATTTTCCCGCTTCGCCCTTAACCCAGACGGAAGCGGTGTAAACCTGACCAGCGATGGCCGCAGGACGGTTGCTGAGAAGGTAGATTCCTTGCGCGCCCAGGTCTCCCAGGCAATCTACGCGGATACTCCAAGACCCAGAATGGGCCTCCTGGTTGCTTCGCGAGAAGGATCTGGTGCCGTTACCGGCAGAAGCCATGTCGGAATCGTCGACCTCGAAGGAAGGGTTTCGGATGGCGTTGGTGCGGACGGTGAC